TAGCAACTTCGGTGACGAACAATACATGACCTGTGAAACTTCAGATCAGTTCATGGAAGTTCTTTCTTTCGTCAAGTGGATGTTAGAAGATTATGAAGCAGACCTTTATTTCTTAGATCCAGTTACCGTATGAGACCAAAGACTAGAGAAGCAATGGAAATGCTTTGGAGTGCCAAGTGGAACTTACCAAAAGCAGCAGAACATTGTGGATTATCTTGGAAAGAAATGAAAATTACGTTCAATGAATACTGTCACTTCCACCCACCCACCTATCAATATCACGAGTAAAGAACTCGAAGAGCACTTTGAGTTCATCGTTGATCTCTGTCATCGTGAGAACATTACTTTTATGTTTGAGCACAACGAAAAAACAATGTGTCTTGTTCCCTATGAGGAATACTTAGATTACGGAGTGTAGCGCAGCTTGGTAGCGCATCTGTTTTGGGAACAGAGGGTCGCAGGTTCGAATCCTGTCACTCCGATATGGGACGGTGGTGGAATTGGTAGACACACCAGACTTAAAATCTGTTGATCATTACGATCGTGAGGGTTCAAGTCCCTCTCGTCCTATTTTTACTAAATAGCCGTGAAACTTGTATTTCGTAGATGAAAAAGCTAGCATTGCTTTTTGGAATGTTATTGTTGGCGGCACCTGCACATGCCGATCTTACTCATAAATTATCTACTAGTGTTCAACTGACTGTTGATGCTGCTGCCTCTCAGGCAACTCGTCTTGGATCTACTTATTCGGTAAGTGGTAATAATGTATCTGCTACTCTTGGCGGTCTTACTGCTCCTGCTTCGGCAACTGATGCGGCGACCATGAACTCTGGTACTTACACTCAGACAACTGATGGAAGTGCATTTTCGTTTAGTGAGTCATTCAACGGCGGAGACGCAATCCCAACAGGAACAACCATCTCTAGCGGTGTGGCTGCATCCTTACCCGCATTTGGAAGTGTCACAACAACTAGCGGCGGGGTGGCTGGGTCTCTCGGTGGTACTATCAATTCTGCTGGCACGATGGCATTGACTGCTGGTGGTGCTGGTACAAGTGCAACTGGACAATTCGTGTCTGAAATCACTATCAGATAATGAGTATAGATAATAATGAAGAAGATCATCGGTGTCCTAAGTGTGGGCATGTTCTATGCACTTGTCCCGTCGATTTCACAGGCAGTTCCTGTAGTACCAAATTTTACACAGGGCTCGATGACTTCGCATACCGAGACAACAAGCAAGGTTACGGAGACTATAAATTCTATTGATTACAATACTGGTTACCAGTATACTGTAACTGGAACTAATGTAACTCCATCAAGTGGTATTTCACCCAGTTCCACTACATCATCTACTAATTCATTAAACGGCGTGACTTCGACATGGAATGGATTAAATCTGCAAAGCAGACCGAGTTGGTCGATAACAACACCAGGATCAGCGTTTCAATTCACAGAAACGTATCAAGGACCTGGCATGAGCAATCAAACGATTATTCAAAGAACCACAGAAATTCAGTCGGTGACGGATACAACAAGTATTTTCATGCAATAAAGAGGAAACTATGTCTAATACTTGCCCTGAGTGTGGGTGTCAGTGTCCCTGCAAATGCAGAGACTGTGGGGGGTGTAAGTGCAACGGCAAGTCCGATCGCAAATAGTTCAGGCTCAGTCACAAACCAAGCTATCCAAGTTCTTCAAGGTCCATATATCACCAACCAGTATGGTGATGGTATTTCTTGTCAAGGAAGCACACTAAATGTCACACCATTTGTAACTGGAAGTAGTTCTTTTCAGAAACCCTTTGAGGGTTACTACAACGATCCAGTCTATGATATGAGAGATATAGATGATGATGGTTCATTAGATAATCCAGGAGATATTTTATATCACGTTCCTACTAGAACTGCACAGAAAGATACTTATAATCTATCCATTGGTGTTTCTGCCACATGGTCAAAACCATTAGACAAAGAAGCACAAGAGCTGTGCAGAAAAGCAGCAGAGAAACATAATGCTCTCAGAGATCAAATTCTTGCTAATCGTAGATTGGAGTTTGAACTCACAAGACTAACCAAATGTGGTGAGTTGGCACAGAAGGGTATTACTTTCCACCCCAGAAGCCCATACTATAAGATCTGTGCTGATGTTAGGTTACAGAATCCACCAGGTGTGATTCCACCACACAGACATACTATTCCAACCCCTTCAACTTCCTCACAGCGTGTGAGCGGATCCGCTGCTGATCTCGGCGGTCCTTTACAGACTCCCGCACTACCTTCTTCTTCCGCAGAGTAGTAATCTTCTTCATAATCTTCTTGATGGTGGGTTTAATTACTTTGAGAAGAAGATCAGCAATTGGTTTTGCAAAGATGGCAGTGCTAGTTGCAACAAAAGCAATAGATGCTGTTGTAGTTACAAGATCTAAAGGTGGTAAATACTTTTCGGTAAATGTTGGTTCTATACATCGTGGATCACTTGCTAACAGTTCTTTGTACCACTGACACTGTTTTTCAGGCTCCTCCACTTTGGTTCCAGGCACTGATGATGGTGTTGGCACCTGCGGTGGTGATAGGGGTGCCTCTGGTTGCTTTTTTACTGGTGTTTTTGGCAACTCTTTGGGACTAGTGAGGATAATCTCCTCTGGATTGTAGTCCATTGCATCATATGTTGGTATCCCAGCGTCACAATGAGTGACGATACCGTTGGGATCATCTTCTGCTAGATTCTTGTTACTTTGTCCGTCTTTGTGTGTCTCTACACATCCAGGCATTTGAATGATAGGAACTCCAATCTGCTGCGTTACTTGTGGAACAGCAGGAATAACGGGAGGTGGTAACGATATGTTCCACACCTCCACGTTAGGAATCTGACTATTTCTGATGTTTATCTCATTAATCGATAAATCCATTTTCTTTTAACCACTCACGAGTCATAGGAGTTGGTTCATAATCAATCCACATAGTGCCACGAGCACATGATTCAAGAGCAGCAGCAGTCATACCTTCAGTTCTACCTGCCCAGGATGCTTCTGCTTCCCAAGGTTGTGCAGATGCAGGATAAGTTCTCTTTACCATCTCTTTCCAGAGCATGGGAACTTCTTCCTCTGGTTTAATGATGGCAATCACATTATTTTTAATGCTACCTGCCATGCAATCTTGTGCAGCGTGCCATCCTTCATGACGCATCACAGACATTAATACACCTTGACGATGCATAAAAGCTTCATTCAAGAAAAAATTGTTGCTTACGGTATGATAGACACCACGATGTCCAGGAGGGAAATACTTCTCATCTGCTAGAAAAACCATAACTCCGATCTTATCAAGGGATAGGAGCATAGAGTCAAACTCCTCACTAACAGAAGAGAAATCAGAATCAGGATACTCAGATTTAATATCTTTGATACTTCTAACTTGTCGAACATTATCGGTGCATTCTCTTAAGAGCATACAACCCATAGCATCCATAGTATAGAATCCTTTAGTTGGTTCAGCAATTGCTGGAGCAGACATTGTAGCTGCTGCCAGCAAACTCATTATAATTTTTTTCATAAACTTGGAATAGCAGGTCCAGTTGTGCTTGGAGTATTAGGAATAGCACCACCTGTAACTTCTGGCATCTTAGGCATAGCAGCGTCAATTAGACCTGGTAAAGCACTAGTGATTGCTTCAGTTGCAGCTTCGGTAACTTGTTTCTTTGCCGAATCAATTAGTGCATCCTTTGTAAGATACACATATACTCCTCCCCCGATTATACCAGCAGTGCCAAGAAAAGACAATACTGCTAGTCCGTTAATTACTTTTTGCATAGTTTTATACCGTAGGCATTACAGGTGGCTCACCGTCCTTCTTAGGTGCGGTGGCAATTTGAATTGGTGCTTGCTCAATACGGATGGTTTGAGCAGGTGCTGTCTGTGCTGCAGCAGCAATCAGTTTCTCTAGATCTGCTTTAGACACGCCACCACCAGCAGCACCCATCTTCATTGTTCCATCACCAGACTTCTTAGCAGTCTGAACACCGAAGGTAGCTAAGACCCCAGTGAAAACGGATGCGATGAAAGTAGGATCAAGTTTTTGCTCAGGAATACCGAGAGCAGGAGGTAGTTTGATGTAGGCAAGAGTTAGAATACCACCAGACCAGATAAGGATACCAAGTCTAACCATAGTGCTGATTGCTTCCAACTGACCTTCGTGGTCGTCAGCAGCTGCTTTTATTTTACCAAATAAACCTTTCTTTTTCTCTTCTTCCTTAGAAACTTCTTTTACTTCTTCAGACATTGATGGTGAGCAAGGCAGCTCTATTTATTGTCTAAATAGGTCAGAACACAATATCTATGATGCAAGAAGATGCCTCTTAGTAAGTTAGATAATTTCATTAAGAACACACAAGGACGTATCCTTTATGTAAATCCTAATGATCTTGATGCTACTGATAGTATTGAAAATCAGGGTAACTCTCTGACACAACCTTTTAAGACTATTCAAAGGGCACTCCTTGAGTCTGCTAGATTTTCGTATGTGAGAGGTAAGGATAACGACCTCTTTAACAGGACAACTATTATGTTGTATCCTGGTGATCACATTGTTGATAACAGACCAGGATTTGCGATCAGAAATGTAGGTGGCGTTGGTAA